CTCTTATATTACTTGGCATGGTGATGATGTTTATTTGGCTGGTTCTACTATATACCTTAACCGAGAATATTATGAAAATGATGGTGGCATATTTTTATATAAAGATAATAAAAATGACATTAGAGGTGTGGAACCCAATTATAGATCAATGGTTTTAAACTATAAAGATAAGAATCAACATTGTGTAACTATGGTTTCACCTAAACCTAGATTTTTAAGGGAAACATTACAAATATTTATAAGGAGATAATATGGAAAGTGATCCGGTACTAAAGATAAAAAGATTAGAAGAAGATATAGAACAATTAAAAACAAAGTTGGAAGCTAGTGAATCAGTAAAGCGAGGTGAAATTGGTATGAATCAAGCTTTAAAAGTACAGATACAAAAACAGCAAGAGTACATTAATGAAATATCAAAATTAAATGATAAGTATATTGATAAAATTGCTCAGCTTAAAGGTGACATGATGGTTTTACTTGAAAGAAAGTAAAATGGAAATTTTAGACCTTAAATCTCTACCACTTGGTATGTTTAAAAATACATATCAATCTAATAAAAAAGAAATAGATCACATAAAAAAATTAAATTTTGACAAAAATATTGGAGGTGTAAATATAACTACATCTAACATTACAGTATTAGATCACCCTATATTTAAAAAACTTAGCAAACTGATTGATAGTAATGCAGAAAAATATGTAACTGATGTTCTTCAAATAAGCGATAAAATTAAAAGAGTTCATAGTTGGGCTACAATAAATTATAAAGGCCAGAACCATGGTCATCATAAACACCCAGGTGCTTTTGTAAGTGTTGTGTATTATGCAAAATGTTCTAGTGGTATATTCAATACAGCTTTTGATCGGAGTGCTATTCAAGAGGGTTATTTTTTAGATTACAGTATAAAAAACTTTAATAAATATAATTCTGTTACTTGGCACGTACAAACAGAATCTAGTGATATGTTAGCGTTTCCAGGTTGGATAAGTCATGGATCAACACCTAATGAAACAGATGAACCTAGAATATTAATAGGTGCAAATTACTTTTTAAAAGGGCAAGTAGGTTTTAAAGATAGAATATCAATATTAAATTTATGAAAATAATAAAAAACTGGTTAGAAAAAGACCTAGCTTGGAGAGTTAGAAATTATTTATTAGAACAACCGTATACCTATATGGCTAATTCTCATAAAAAATCTAAAATTAAATTTTTTAATAGTCTTTTTACATATGAAAATAATAGAGAAATTTACAATTTGGGTTCTGAATTAATAAAACATTTTGATTACAATATTAAAATAATTAGATCATATGCTAATTTACAATTTAAAGGTATGAATGGATCATGGCATATTGATGATGGTGAACACACCTGTTTATGGATGGCAACAGAATCATTACCTAAAGGATCAGGGGAATTTAAAACTAAAAAAAAAAATATAAAATTTGATTTTAATAAATTAATAATTTTTGACGCTAAAGAAACACATAAAGGAATGGCGCCTACAAAGTTAAATGTTCCAAGAATTACTTTGGCTTTTAAAACTGTAAGACATGATTAAAGAATTTTATACTACACCTAGATATGGAATGAATCTAAATGATGGTGGAGGTCCTTTTGGTTTTGATATTCATAAAGCATATGAAGTATGCACTTTAATTGAAGAAAACAAAATTAATACTATAGTAGAAACAGGAACCCATGTAGGAGATACAACGGAGTTTCTTGCAAAGATGTATCCTAACAAAAAAATAATAACTTGTGAAATACATATAAATTATTTTAATTTTGCAAAGATGCGATTAGCAAAATATAAAAATGTAGAGATTTATAATACTCCAAGTATATATTTAATTGAAAATATTAAGTATCCAAAAAATACATTGTTTTATTTAGATGCTCACGAGAATGGTATTGAGTTACCTTTGTACAATGAAATAAGAACCATTAAACACGGTATTATTGCTATAGATGATTTTGTTTCAAATGTACCAGGTTACTGTTGGGAAGAAAGAATAAACATAGATTGTATTACAGGTACAGATGATGTTTATATAAACAATCCTTTTGCAGAATATCCATATCCACTTTTACAAAGGGGTAGAAGAGCAGGAAGAGCTTATACAACTAAAAACTTTAAAGTTAATTGGAATAGTGAAATATTTAAAAAATTTTGTTAGTAAAACACATTGTAATCAAATATACAATTATCTCAAAGATCATACAAGCCAAAGCTTTAAGTTAGACAATACTCGTCCTTGGTTTGAGAATAATAATATTTTTTATAATAAAATTAGTGATACTTATATTAGAAATTTAGTAAAAAATTATATTGTAAAATTAAGTGTATCTATCAGCGTACAGTTTAAAGTAGAAACATATCCACATTACACCGATTTGGTTTTATGGAATAAAGGTAAGTCAATGGACGCCCATGTGGATGATGGTCAAGAATCTAATTATGAAATACGAAAGGTTTTACAACCGAGACATTTTAGTTCTATTATTTATTTGAATGACGATTTTACAGGAGGTAAAACGTTTATAGGAAAAAAACAATTTAAACCAGAACAAGGTGGAGCATTAATATTTAAAAGTAGTATTAAACATGGAGTTACCGAAGTTAAAGAAGGTGTTAGAGGGACTATTGCAAGTTGGTTTACTAAAGACTTTGACTCTTTAAATCTATAAGTTCCTTTATTTGATCTACAGAAGGAACTAGGTTTTCATATTCTTTTATATTAATTTTTTTATTAAAAAGTTTTAATCCATTAGCAATTTGTAAATAACTAGTTACAGAAAATCCAGGTTGGATTCTATTTGTTGATTTTATGTCATAGTGCTTAAGGTCATTGTTTTTAATTGCTTTTAACACAGGTTTAAATTCAGGTGGACATGGGTAATCTTTATTAAATTTTTTCCAAAATTCTGTATCTTTTCTTTTTGTAATATAGTGTAGATAGACAAAGTACAGTATTTCATCCATGGTATTTGTAATAATTTCATTAAACATATCATTAGTTCCATCAAACAAGTTGTTTGCAAACTGTCTTAACAATTGGAGTTGTAGTACAGTTAAGTGAATACTTGTAGATTCTAATGGCTCTATGAAACAAGCAGATAATCCTACAGCCATACAATTATCAACCCAATACTGCTCATGTCTTCCTGCTTCAAAGTTTATAATCTTTCTTACATCTATTTTATGACCAAGAAATTGCTCGGCTTCTTTTTGAGCTTCTTTGGCATTTATGTAATTAGAATCAAAAACATAACCTGCACCTATTCTATCTTTTAAGGGTATTTGCCACATCCAACCATATTTCATAGCTATAGCTGATGTATATGGTTTGTTTTCTTTAACTGGTAAATGAAAAGGTATAGCTTGTTTCATAGGTAGGTATTTACGATAACTTTTCCATTTAGCTTTTTTGCCTATTATTAATCTGGATAAACCTGAACAATCAAATATAAAATCATATTTGAGTTTCATCTTTTTAAAATCACCTTCTATGTATTCTATGTTTCTTTCTTTTGCTATTTTACCTAGATAATTAGATAATCTGTTAGTATCAAAGTGTATTGCATAGGCTATGTCAGATAAGTCAATTTTGTTTTGATAACTAACTTTTGCAGCATAACTATATTCATTAAAATCTAATTTATTGTGTATCAAATGCTTGTAATAATAGTCGCCACAATCGTGGGAAAATAAAGGTGGAATACTTGTATTTGATAAAAATTTTTCATAAAACCCATGAAAGTATTTCTTACCGTCACCATTCCAATTTTCAAAGCTAATACCTTGTTTAATACTGCCTCCTGTTTCACGAACCAGCGTTAAAGGATCAATGTCTATTTCTCTTAAAAAATCTACAAAAGGAGGTGTGGTTGCTTCTCCTACACCTATAATACCTATTTTTTTGTTACCTATAATTTTTATATTAAAATGTGGAAATAACTTTCTAACAAATAAAGCTGTTAGCCAACCTGCTGTTCCACTTCCAAGAACAATTATATTTCGTATTTTTTTGGCCATATAACTTCAAACCAACCTGTAATTACAATTTTTTCATGTGTGTGTGAAATAACACCTTTATGAGTGTGTGTAAATTCAGCTGGCCATATTAATGTTAATCCTTTTTTACAAGGTGTTCTTAATTTTTGATATTTAAAATCTGTTCCTGCATCAGGAGCATCATTTAAATATGTCATAAAAACTAATTTTCTTTTTATTATTTGTGGATATCCTGCATTTTCAAAATGCCATATTTTAAATCCACCGCTTTTAGGATATTTTTGTATTAAGTATGGTTGAGCAATATTAAATTTTGTATACATTTTTACTGCATCATATTTCTTTTGATATTCCTCTACACAATTTTGTAAGTGTTGCCTATATCTATCAAAAGGTGTAAAATTATCTTCAGGTTGAATCATAATATCTATGGAGTCTTTAACATCTTTTAAGACCTGAAATGTTGCTACTGTACCTGTGTATTGTTTTTTTTGATTATCGTTGTAATACTTAACAATATCATCACATAACTTTTTAGGAGCCATCCATCCTGCTACAAAACTTTCAAATGGTAACTTATATTCTTTCATGTTATGGTATATATATAAGTATATATGATGAACTTTATTAATAGATTAAAAGAAGTAAAATATGCAACTAATTTCCAGAAAAAGAAAGAATTATGGGATGTTGAAGGTATTTTACACAATCAACCTTTTAAGTTTGATTTAAGACCTTTAAAAAATAACACTAAAAATGGATCATTTAAAACTAAAGCTGATAAAATGGTTTTTGATATAAATGATGAATATATAGTGGTAGATGTTGAAGAATTACATCAACATTTAAACAATAAACAAAAAAAAGTAGTTTATTTAAATGATTTGATATTAGATTTAGATTGGAACATAATAATAACTAAAAATTAAATTATTTAAAAAGATAATAAAAAGTAACATAAATATAGTTAAGGAGTGAAAATGAGTGAAAATATAGAAGAAAAAAAGATTACAATTGATGGTAAAGAGTATAAAGAGTCTGAATTAACAGCTAGATGTCGTAATATAATTATTAGTAGATCCGAAATACAACAATCTAAAGTAAGACACGAAATGGAAATTGAAAAAATAGATGTTTTAACTAATTACTACAATATGGAAATTAAAAAAGAATTAGAAAATACTAAAAAATAATGGCCGCTGTTGCTAATTTAAGAATAGACCAAGGAACAACGTTTACGTCAGACGTAACGGTGACTGATAATTCAGGTACCGTCTTTGACCTTTCAGGATATACAGCCCAAGCAAAGATGGCTTTAGGCTATTCTTCTACAAGAACAAGAGTTACAATAACAACAGCAATTAGCAACCCAGCAACTGGTGTTGTGACTTTATCTCTAACGGCAGATCAAACTAGCGATTTAGAGGCGCCAGCGAGATACGTATATGATGTTGAAATAACAAGAACATCTGATAGCACAATTACACGAGTTATTGAAGGTATTATTACAGTACATCCACAAGTGACTACTTAAATTATCTAATTTTTTAAGTATATTATTGTTATAAATATATTATAAAAGAGAGATAAATTAATGGTCAAAGCTGTTATTAACAATAGGGGTGGTACAACCGCTAAAATAAATACTTCAACGTCTTCAGGACCACAGCAAGTATCGGTTCAGGTTCCTAGTAGCAGTTCATCAAATTCATTTAGATCATTAACAGACGTAAATGCTAGCTCTCTTTCTGACGGTGCTTTAATTCAATATGATGCTTCATCTGATAAGTTTACAACAAGAAACGAATTAGAAACAACCACAGGAACTTTAAAGTTCAACGGTGGTCAGTTTTAGGGAGAATTAAATGGCAACAGTAATACAGATAAAACGATCCTCGGGAAATGCCAAACCGTCGGCACTCGCACAAGGGGAATTAGCATATTCATATGGTACAGGTGGTAGTTTTGGTGAACAACTTTTTATAGGAACAGGTGTAGAAACAGAAGGCGAAGCCGCTAATATAGATGTTATCGGTGGTAAGTATTTTACAGATAAATTAGATCACGCAATTGGTACATTAACAGCTAGTTCAGCGATACTAGTTGACTCAAACAAAGCAATTGATGAAATCTTTATAGGTAATTCATCAACAGTTGGTGGTACTTTAAAATTAAACGAAGGTACTAACAACGGAACAAATTTCATTGGACTTAAAGCTCCAAATGCCGTAACAGCTACAACCACTTTCACGTTGCCAGATGGTGATGGTTCAAACGGCCAATTTTTAAAAACTGACGGTTCAGGTAATTTATCTTTTGGTACAGTTAGTTCATCATTTACTTTATCCGCTGATACTGGAACAAATGATACATTCAATACTAGTGAAACATTAACATTTACAGGTGGCGAAGGTATTGATACAGCAGTTTCAAATAATACAATTACTATATCTGCTGAAGACGCTTCAGACACTAACAAAGGTATCGCTTCATTTGACGCTACTGACTTTACAGTATCATCAGGAGATGTAACAGTAAATGCTGAAAGAATACAAGACATCGC